GCCGCCGGATTAACAGACTGGCATGGCTCACCTTGCCGCCCAGAGCCGGTAGTATATCTAGCCGGTGAGGGCCATCACGGATTACGCGGCAGGTTGGCAGCATGGAAGCAGCACAACAATGCAGGGCATTTAAACATGTGGCTAAGCCGTGCAGGTACGGATTTGAACACGGCAGAAGGGTATCAGCGCACACGTGCCGCTATTGATTCGCTGCCGGTTAAGCCAGGGCTAATTGTAGTCGATACGCTTCACCGCTTTTTATTGGGTGATGAAAATTCATCTGAAGACGCAAAAACAATGTTGGATGCCTGCGGCGCACTAATGCAGGACTATGATTGCAGTGTTTTGCTTGTGCACCATACCGGCGTCAGTGATGAGTCTCAACACCGTGCGCGTGGCTCGTCTGCGTGGCGTGGGGCGCTGGATATTGAATTGTCAGTGGTACCGGCAAAAGAAGGTGAGCCTATGCAGTTAGTCCAGCGCAAAAGCAAGGATGCTGAACTAGCACCGACTTTGTTCATGAAACTTGAAACAGTAGCTCTGCCGTGGATTGATGAAGATGGCGAGGCGGTAACGAGTGCCGTTATTAAGATAGTGCAAGGGGAGGAAAAGCAATCGCCTGGCAACAAAAAGCATGAGGATTTATTCGTCCTGGCATGGCAGCATCTTGGGCAAGATTACGTGCGCGGCTGTCGCTTTGTCTCAAAATCTGCGCTTAAGGAATGGCTTATGAGCGTGCAAGGGATGGCAAAGCGAACGGCTGAAAACGCTGTTTGTGTGTCGTATGAAGACAAAATGATGGGGGCGCTCATAAAGGCTGGCCGTGTTGCAGTAGAAAGCGGCGGGTTTATTTTGGTGCAAACAGGTTATGAGGCTGCAAGCAATTTGATTAAAAAATAACCTAAAATCTGTTGATAAGTCTGTGTATAAGAGTTTTGAAAACGGGCCTTTTTGGCCCTTTTTTGTATCTAAAAAAGACAAAAAACTAGCCAAAATGCGCCAAAAATTGGCCTGTGGATAAAAACGCGATTAGGGGGATTTTTCTACTTCCCCCTAATCCCCCTAAAATCCCCCTAGGGGGATTCTGTAAACTACAAAACCCAATAAAATCAATGGTTTGCGGCATTTTTTGGCTGTGGATAACTTTTCCCCCTAAACCCCCTAGGGGGCAAAAAGTACTATCCCCCTCCGCTCCCCTACACCCCTATGTTTACATAGGGTGTAGGGCGGGGGGATGTATGCGGTAGGTTTGGGGTGGATTTGTGTTATCACACAATAATTGCATATTATTAATAAATTAAATAAAATGAGCGCTAAACAATAAGGAGGCTTTATGATTGATAAAAATGTTCCACTACCGACAAATAGAGTGGATAGCGGGAAGTGGTCTAGCATTGCGGCAAGTATGGATGTTGGTGACTCATATCTTGATGCAAATGGTTTTAATAGTTCTGCGTCTGGGTCTAAGGCGCTAAGTGCTTTTATCCAATACGGGAAAAAGCACGGCATGACATTTACGGCAAGGAAGGTTAATGGCGGAGTACGGATTTGGAGGGCGTCATAATGGCGACCGTATACGGATTCGGAATCAATGATTCTGGGCGCAAGGTTAAATTTACCGTAAATGGCAAAACCGAGTCTTGCCCGTTTTATGAAAGATGGAAATCAATGCTTAGGGAGTGCTACTCAAAAAAAGCAATTGAAAGGCGGCCATCATTTTCGGTTAAAAGAGTGTGTAAGGAATGGAAGTCATTCATGGCATTTAAAGCGTGGATGCAGGAGCAAGAGTGGCAAGGCATGGAGATTGATTGTGATCTATTAAGCAATGGCAATCCAATATACTCGCCTGAAACCTGTCTATTTGTTCCAAGTATTGTAAACAGGTTTATGACTGATAGCTTAGCTATTAGGGGTGCGCATCCAGTGGGTGTGCATAAAGTGACTGGAAAAAACTGCTACCAATCAAGGTGTAGAAATCCATTTACAAGAAAAAAGGAGGGCCTTGGATATTTTGATAATACTGGTGACGCACACCGCGCATGGAGAGCAAGGAAGCATGAGCTGGCTTGCATGCTCGCTGATATGCAGACAGATCATAGGGTAGCCGATGCTCTTCGGAAAAAATACTCATTGGCAAAACCTACCAGCCGCTAGCCGTATTTTGGTAGTTTTCGCCAATGCATAAGGTAGGTGGTGCGGATATGATGGGAATCATAAACAACGAGGACTAGAAAATGACAAAGCACACAAAAGGGCCGTGGGCCATTAGTGAGATGAACGCACCCGCGGGTTACGTAAGCATTAACGGAGATGGGCATGAAGCACTAGCGCTTGTTGTATGGCAGATGGATGAAGACAGTTTTTACTTGGTAGGCAGGGACGGATTCTTTTCTTTAGTGATGGGCGCTGGTTTGTATGACACTACGAGAAGCAGTCGTTAATATGATGGTGATTGTCGCTTTCTCCGCTGGTCTTTTTGTTGTGCATTATTCGACAGTTGATGCAAGTGGCTGTCCAAAATCAAATGCGGAGATGGTGCAAGCAGGCGAAGCAATCGCAGAAGCTAAGGGGGAGTTATGATTCCTAAGATTACAAAAGAGCATGAAGGCAAAACAGTGTATGCAGTACAGACAGGAAATAACTACGCGAAAGGTGATGGGAGCAGAGTAGTTATTTTCCTTGTCAAAAAAGTTTACAGAAAATATGCCGATTTTGCGCAGGCAGGCGGACTCACACAGAAACTGTGTGTAACAACCGGAGCAACAGAAGAATTGATTAGGGCTGGTTATAGAAATTCAGGGTATAAATTTTATAACTCTTTAGAAGAAATTGAACACTACCGTGCGGTAGATCGAAAGCGAAAAAAAGTGTGTGAAGTGCTTGGTAGCTTCCACATTAAGCATGTTTCCGACGCGGCGATTTTAAAAGTCTATCAAGTGCTTGTTGACGATTCTGTTATAAAAGAAAAATACGCACAGGAGGCCGGTAATGGCAACACTTGCCGCAAAGGATACTGATATGGATATTGAGCAAGCACTGAAAGAAACAGGATTTTCACGCTGCTCATTTAAAGCTGATGGGCATGATAAATGCGATGAGTGCAACAAATATATAATAAGGGCCAGCAATGACTAAACAAGAACTCGAACAGCTGAAAACCGAAGACCGCATTTTTAACGCGTTCGCTACCGGGGTTGTGGTGGGCGTTGCGGTTATGACAGTCATCGGGGCTATGTTTTTATGATTATGTGGACGATGGCTATAACACTGTACGAAGACGCCGATGAAAACGATCTGCCCGCGTGCTGGGAGTCGTGGCGCATAGTCGCTGGCGCTGCCCCTGGTGATCTACCGGAACCGCCCGTGCCAGTTGTTTATGTAACAATGAGCGACGACGATGAGGGATTTTGCGTAGAGGGAGTCAAAATCATGTGGGGAGAGCGGCAGATTTACGGCGACAGGAAGGCGATTGCGGCAGAAGTTGGGCGGTTTATTAATCGCAGCGATCAGAAAGAGTGGGTTCTGGCATCACGTTGGTAGTTTTAGCCAATCATTTAGCGAAAATTGAGCGGTTTTGCCAATTGCTAGCGGGGTTTTGCTGGCTATTATGGCTACATACAAACAACGAAGCAAGGGGAAGGAAAATGGAAAAATTCACAACAGCTCAGATTAAAGATGCTCTGGTTCAATTGTATAAACGCAATGATGCCGACGCTAACCGAGCATACCGCATGGCGTTTGCCGAGCTGGAGCGCCGACTGGGTGATGAATTTGATGCATGGCTCGACGAGGTGGGGTTTTGAACCCCGCTGGAATTGATGTGAAAATGCCAGAGAATCGAAGCAGGAAAGAGCATCTAATGCACATTTCATACTTAAAGAGATTTGTTGGGCATGAAGAAGCTATGCGTTACTGGCTTAGAAATTGCCAGCGCATTAGCAAAAAGGCATTTAATGAGGCGTAATATTTCGAGAGCAACCCATGACACGGACGTTACTGTTGACATCCTCACGCCACCAAATCACATGCGTGATTCTGGTGGGTGATTCCTCCTGCGAGACGCTCATGCCCGAGCGCAAGAATGTTCTTGGCCGCGTTAATATCGCGGTCATGGTGCGTACCGCACACCATGCAAGTCCATTCTCTTATTCCAAGCCCTGCTCTACCTTTCGGACTACTGTCGGGAATGCTCGCGCAGCACGAACAGCGCTGGGTGGTATAGGCTTCATTAATTTCTTCAAAGACCACGCCTGCGTGAGCGCATTTGTATTCCAACATGGTCTTGAACATGCTCCAGCCAGCATCCAGGACGGACTTCGCCATCTTGGTCTTAACCAGCTTGGCGCTTGAGACATTGCCTACAAATATCGCCGCATTCTCAGTTACGAGCTTGCGGCTGAATTTATGCAGATCATCCTTTCTGCGATTGGTAATCTTGGCGTGAATTGCTTTTGCGCGCTTCTTGTTTCCCGCTCGCTGAGCAACGCCGAGCTTGGCCTCCAGTTCGCGGTACCGACGCCCCTTGACTTTATCGCCGTCCGAGGTGGTGGCTGCGTCCTTGCAGCCAAGGTCGATGCCGACAGAGGCGGTGCCTGGGGATTGCTCTGCCGGGGCTTCGATCACCACATTGAAATACCAGCGACCCCGCGAGTCCTCGCTGAAGTTGGCCGAGCGGAAGGTGTAACCGGCGAGACCGTAGGAGTCCCACACGCAGTAGTATTGGCCGTTGAAATATAGCTGACCATTTTTCCACTTCGCTGCACCGGTATTCACCGGAATCCAGCCCAGTGATCGGCGAACGCCGTGACTCTTGCGCCACGCCAGTTTTGATTTCTTGAATTGTTTGCGGCGAGTGGCGTATTCCTGCGCGACGCATTGCAATGTCTGGCTGTGAAGCCCCAATTCCTTGCCAGCGCCTTTGGTGTAGGGGTGAAGGTCGAACGCCGACAGGAATTTTCCCCGCTCCTTTATCGAGCGATGCGATAGTTCGTTGAGGTAATTCCACACCAAATTGACCGACGCCGCCTGCTTTGCCAAGGCGAGAGAGTGTTTGTCCTTTACTCTGACGCGCAAGGTTTTGGTGATGGTTTTGACTTCGATATTGACGGCAATATTCATGGGCCATATGATAGCCAAAAACAACACAGTGTACAACCTATGAAGTCCCACCATCATTGCGTTTATAACTTAAAATACCATTTGGTGTTAGTCACAAAATATCGCCAAAAATGTTTTACTGGCGAGATGCTGGACAGGCTTGAGGTTATTTGCCGGGAGCAGTGCGCGCACTGGGAAATCGAACTGGTGGAGTTTGGTGGCGAGGCCGATCACGTCCATTTGTTGCTCGATATGCACCCGAACATTATGCCCAGCAAGTTCGTGAACAGCCTGAAAACTATCACCAGTCGGATGCTCCGCAAAGAATATGCTGAATACCTGAATCGGCTTTACCGAAAACCAGTGCTGTGGACTCGCGCTTATTGCCTGATCACCGCAGGCGTGGCACCACTGGAAGTGCTTCAGTGCTACATTGAGAAGCAGGAAAGGCCGGAGAACTAGCGGTCTAGCGACCGCCCGCTATTCATCTCCCACCAAATGTTAGAGAGGGCGCAAGCGCCACTTTGGCATTATGGTAGGAGTATTTCGCGGGAGTTTGATAACCCTGGCCGCACTACTCGCGGCCTGCTCTGAGCCGTTGCAGTTCGACCAGCGGGCTTTTGATAGTGAGTACACGGCCTGCTTTAAAGCAAGTGGGCGCAACTATAGCGCCCGTGGCGCAAAGGCCTTCGCCCTGCTAGTCAGGGCTTTTTTTTATTCACACTTTTGTGCTAGTGTGCGCAGATAATAAGCGATGCAGGGAAGCACACGCCAGTGCATAACGGCCGTGCTGAGGTCAAAGACATACGGCGAGAAAGGGCGTATAGTACTGACTGCCGAAGAAGTTAAAGACATGATACTTAAAGCGCCAGCGGGTACAGCGGCAAGCGCGCGGAGAGAGGTTTACACAGTTTGAATTTGACACCAAAACAAGAGAAGTATTACGTCTACCATTTGATTGATCCGCGTGACGGTTCTGTTTTCTATGTTGGGAAAGGAACTGGCGACAGGGTCTTTCATCATGAAAGAGACGCAAAGAACGCAAGGTTTTTCAATATAGAAAAGGAGCAAAGAATCCTTGATATATTGTTGGATGGTTTTGACGTTGAGCGGAAGATTGTTAAAAGATTTGAGGTTGAATCTGAATCTTATGATTATGAGCGTCAAGAAATTGATAGAATTGGACGAAAAAATCTGACTAACATCACGTCAGGAAGAACGAGTGATACCGACAGGGCAATTGCAAAGGGCGTTGAGTTTATAAAGAGAATGAACTTAAAAATCAGCGCATTGAGCGGTAGCTCGAAGGAAATTGCAATTTCTCTTAGAGATGAAATGAGTGATAACGTAAATTTAATTCGCGCGTGGAAAGATAGAGGCGCAAAAAGCGTTCAAGAGGTGTCTACTAATGGCTAGACCAACAGTAATGACTATCGATGTAGCGAATGATATATGCACAAGGCTGGCTAACGGTGAGTCGCTGCGCTCAATTTGTAAAGACGAGTCAATGCCAGCAATTAGCACAGTACTGTTAGCAGTAGTGCAAGATAGGGGCGGTTTTCGGAACAGTTACACACAGGCGCGAGAGGCTGCAGGGTATGCCCATGGCGATGGCGTCATTGAGGTGGTAGAGCTTCTGCGCGATGGAACCATCGACCCGCAAACTGGAAAGGCGATGATGGACGGGCTGAAGTGGGCTGCTGAGCGCATGGCGGCTAAGGCGCACGGAACAAAACAACAAATTGACCACACGTCGTCCGATGGGTCAATGTCGCCACACGAAAAATGGCTAGAGTCGCTAAAGTGATCGAGAAGCGCCAACAACTAAAAGATGACTTTCCTTTTTACTCTCGGAACTGCCTTTTGATTCGCACAAAAGACAAAGGGCTTTGTCCTTTTTTGTTAAATGGCGCGCAACAGTACATTCACGACAAACTACAAGAGCAGATCGAAAAAACAGGAAAAGTTCGTGCAATCATTTTAAAGGGTAGGCAACAAGGCGTCTCTACGTATGTTGAGGGGCGGTTCCTGTGGCGCACCACACACAACAAGGGCGTCAGGGCGTTTATTCTTACGCATGAGAGCGAGTCTACAAACGCGCTTTTTGAGATGACAGAACGCTATTATGAAAACCTGCCTGAGTTTGTTAAGCCTTCGGCTGGAGCTGCAAACGCGAAAGAACTGCATTTTGACAAGCTTGACTCAGGATATAAGGTCGGAACGGCAGGCAACAAAGCGGTAGGCAGGGGTCAGACAATACAGTATTTCCATGGTTCAGAAGTGGCCTTTTGGGCTAATGCCAGCGAGCACACAAAAGGCATTATGCAGGCGATTCCCGACGCCGATGGCACTGAGGTTATCTTTGAATCCACCGCTAACGGGGTTGGCAATTTTTTTCACGAGCAGTGGAAACTTGCGGAAAAGGGAGTTTCTGAGTTTCAAGCCATTTTTGTTCCATGGTTTTGGCAATCTGAATACAGCAAAAAAGCGCCAGATAATTTCCAGTCGACACTAGAAGAACAAAACCTGCAAGGGCTTTACAATCTATCTAATGACCAGCTTCAGTGGCGGCGTGTAAAAATAGCAGAACTGTCAACAGATGGCGTAGATGGGGCCAAATCGTTTAAGCAGGAATACCCAAACAATGCCGCAGAAGCGTTCCAAGTTACTGGTGGAGATGGCTTAATAACAGCGCAACAGTGTATGGCTGCAAGGTTGAACAGCTTTGATGGGAATGGCCCATACATTGTGGGTGTTGACCCATCACGCGGCGGTGATAGGTTTGCGATTATGCACAGGCATGGGCGCAAGTTATATAACCCACAAACATACAAGGGTGGCGAGTGTGACGCGCTAGGAAAGAACGTTTCACGGTGCAAGACGATTCTAGACAGTGTATGTCTTGTGGCTGGGAAAAAACCAGACATGATGTTTATTGACTTCGGCGGCGGAGCGGACATCGTGGATAGATTGCACGAGCTTGGGTACAATGATAGGGTCAGAGCAGTTAACTTTGGCTCTTCTGCTCTTGACAATGTAAAATACAAGAACAAGCGTAATGAAATATGGGGCTTAATGGCAGAGTGGCTGTCAGACGAGACAATGGCCGTAGATATACCAGACGATGACGAAGTGCAGGCCGACTTGTGCGCCTCGCCGTATGATAGGGACTCTAATGACCGCCGCGTTTTGTGGAGTAAAGACAAAATTAAAGAAAAATACGGATTCAGCCCAGACCTTGGGGACGCTGCGGCATTAACATTTTCCGAGCCGGTAGTTCAGCACGTTGCGGCATACATACCTAAACCGATTCGCACAATGGGGCGTAGATAATGGCACTTGAGCTAGACGATATTAAGCGCCTGCACGATAAGGCTTATCAATCTGGGCAATCCACACGAGACAAAGCAAGCGATGACCTTGTGTTCTACTGGGTAACTCAGTGGGATGACGCGATGCTAAACGATAGTCAACTAGCGTTTAAGGGCGAGTTTAACATGCTGCGCAAAGCAGGGCGTGACATTATGTCCGGCCTTCGCTCTAACCCTGTGCAAGTTGACTTTGAGCCGAAAGATAACAACAGGCTGGAAGCTGCCGACATTCTTGATGGCATTTATCGCAGTGTAGACCGACAAAACTTTTCGGTTGAAGCGTATAACAACGCAATGCAAGAAATGGTCGTTTGCGGCGTAGGCGCATGGGAGCTTTATGCGGATTACGAAACAAGCGCGCTCGGTGACAAGCTCCAAACACTCAAGCGACGCCCTATTTATGAGGCAAACAACAAGGTGTTTTGGGACACAAACGCCAAAATGCTTGATAAGTCAGATGCAACTTACGTATCAGCGCTGGAGAGCTACTCAGAAGATGGATACAAGGCGCTGGTGGCTAAGCTGTCTAACATCCCAGAATCTGACGTTGTTATTTCAAACTTTGCGTCACCTAATCAGTCGTTTGCATTCCCATGGGTGTCTGGCGATATTTATTACGTCACGCGGTTCTTCCATAGCGAAGTTAAAGAAGAGAAAAACATATTTTTAACTGACCCGCTAGGTCAGGAAATTGTTATGCGTGATTTTGATCTGGCGAAGATCGAAGACGAGCTGATCGACGCAGGCTTTGAAATCACTGGAGAAAAGAAGGTAGAGCGCAATGTTGTTACGCTCTATATCGCGTCTGGAAGCGAGATAATCTACAGTGCAAGGATTGCAGGCCAGCACATTCCTATCGTTCCTGCTTACGGCGAGCGCGCATTCATAGAGGGTGAAGAACATTACGAGGGCGTAACACGACTCGCAAAAGACCCGCAACGCTTGCGCAACTT